TTATTATCTATTTATAGATCAAAAAAAATATATATCTTTTTAGTTCTAATCTATTGCATTATTAATATATTAATATATAATTATATAAATAACTCAATGAAGGGTTATTAATAAGGGAGATAGAAATAATGGATTATGAAAACTTAGACAAAGAAACAAAAAATAAATTAGATAATATTTATAACAAAGCTATTGAAAAGATGCAGGGTACAGATGCTAAAAAAGATTCTTACACTCTATATAAGGCATTGTGCAAAATTGCCGAGCTTGTGGGGGATGACCCAAGCTTTGAGGTAACGCTCTCACCTCTTGGCGATGGTGTAGAGCCTAGAGCCTATCATGTTATATATGAATCTTTTCCTATTGGTTACTATTGGGGCTCTTCTTTATCTTGGGAGCTTAATTGTAAAAATTATTCTTTAGAGCCTTATTGGGGGTGCGATGTTGCCTTTATTGAGAATTAAAAATAACTATTGCATTATTAATATATTAATATATAATTATATAAATAACTCAATGAAGGGTTATTAATAAGGGAGATAGAAAATATGAAAGCAACTAAATACTTAAAAGATATGCTTGCTCTTTATTATGCAACTAATGACGTTGAAATACTGGAAGATATAACAGAATATTTCGGCATTGATTGGGCTGAATTTATAGCTCTATCTGAAATGATGGAAACAAATATTGAGCCCTTCAAAGCATCACATGAAACAGAAAGAGAAACCAGAAGATTGAGAAAGGTGTACAAATAATGAAGATAATTAAAATAAAAGCTTATGAGTTTGCAGAATTAAGCGAAAAAGCTAAAGAAAATTTTAGAAATGAAATGTATAAAGAGCCCTTTGAATATGAAACAGGAAGCCTTGACGATGATGGCGAAATGATTATTGGATATGATTATTTTGCAGAATGGGATTTACAAGACCAGATTGAGCATTGCGATGCAAATGAATATTTATTTGATGTTTACGGAAATTTGGTTTGCCATTTACAAGAAATTGATTAATAAATAAGTTGACTATTAATAATATATTAATATATAATCATATAAATAATTCAATAAAGGATTATTTAATAAGGGAGATAAAATAATGAAAAACTATAAATTAAATATCACAACTAGAACGCCTAGACGCGTTAGAAATGCAAGGCTTAGAGCTTTGAAATATTGCTTTTATACTACAGGGCTAATAGCCCCCCTAGTGCTTGCCTTGCATATCGTAATGCTAGGGGGTGCATCATGAGACAATATCCAATATGGAATATTATAACCGCTTGTATTTATAAGGGTGGAAAATCTTATGGGGTGAAAGATACAGGAGAAGTTGAAGTAAGAATAGGCACAAGTTCGAGAAACTCGTACACATTCTTAAAGCATACTACCACTCATCGCCAATTAGAAAATGGCGATAGAGAATACCGCTTTTATATTGATGGCAAATGTATTCGCCGAGCGATACTTAAAAAAGGTTCAAGCGAACTTGAATACTTGCAGCCTGATTATCTAGAAGTAAAAGCTAAATTTGGAGAGGTGGCATAATGAAACTTATTACCAATATAGGGGACGTTAGAATAGAAGCATCAAGCCATGAAGAGCTAAAAACTCTTATGGCTTACGCTATCAAATGCCAAGACAATAACAAAGCTGAAGAGCTTAGAAAGCTACAAACTAGGGGGGAATATGAAAACTGAAAAGATAACTAAAATTGCTGATGATCATTCTGGTGAGTGGTCTGCATGGTTTATATCTGATTTTTTATGCTTGATTGATGGGCATATAAGTTGCACTTCTGATAGTTTCATTGAAGCCACTTCAGAAGATTATAAAAAAAGAATTTGCTTTTATGCTGATAAAAATAAATTTATTAATTTTATAAATTGGGATGATTTGGATAAATATACTTATACACAAAAAGACTATTTAGCCTTTGAGGGCTTTTGTGTTAAATATGATCTACAGCGTGAGGAATGGAGCGATGACTAAAGAACAATTAAAAGAAGCTATAGAAGATAGGCACAAGCACATAATTATTATGAATATGCTTGATAGTGAATGTTATGTATTAGATGAATTTTTGGAAGATTTGAAAATATTATCTAAAGTGAAAACATTTAAAGAAATTTGCGAAATGAATTCTTTAGATTATAAAGAAGAAATTAGACAATTAAAAAGGGGGGAAAATGAGTTTAACTAAAAAAGAAATAATAGAAAAATTAAAAAATATTCAGTATGAAGTAGATCATATTTTTAATGAGAAAAAAGATTTTTTTGATTTTTCTTTAGATGAAGAAAGACAAAAAGAAAACTTTGATTATGGCTATATAGGAAATTTAGGAAATGAGGTTTATATGGCACAACAAATACATAAAACTATAAATGAAATATTAGGGGAAGATGATGGATGATTATTCAATAAATCTTAATTCTATATCTTGGGGTGCTTCTGGTGAAATATATAAACTAGATAAGAAGTTTATAGGGACACAAGATTATATGGGTGTTGCTTATTTCTGGAGTCATGAATATAAGCACATTTTAAGAGATATGAGTATTTCACAAAGAAGAAGGGTTCATAAAAAAGCTTTAAAGCTTGGTATAGACTTTACTGAAGTTGGTGCTAAGCAATGGGAGCTTTTGAGTGAAATATTAAAAGTAAAAACCGAAACATTGATTGGTAAAAAATATTATCAAGCATTAAAAAATAACAAAGTCCCTAAAGATTATCTAAAGGCTTGCGAATGGATGGAAAAAGTATTCTATAAGTAATTTCAATTAAAGGTAAATTTGCCTCTATGGTAAATTTGCCTTTAACTTAAAGCCCTTTTTACCCTTTTAATTGCTTGTTTGTTAATCTCTTTGTAGAGGTTATTTTTAACAACTTTGGCAGACAGTTTAAAGAAATCAATTAGTTTTTTATGTTTAATAAATGGAGTAAAAGCAACTAATAGCTTCAATCCATCCTTCCCCTTACTGCCTGTTCTTTTCCATATACCGTAAGTTTTTGAGCCTTTCCCTTTAGGCACGCCCATAAAGCGAGTGTTAGCTCTTCCGCTTGTTGGTGTTTTATCTATTCTAGCTAATAAGCCCGAGCCCTTGCCTTCTTTCTTTGTGCCTCTTTTTAGTTTTTGAATATTACCAGTAACACCCGCCAACGGTAAACCGTCTCTTGTTGGGGATGGATAACCCTGCCTTCTTGCGGGCTCATCTTCTCCTGTATAAATGTAATATAAAAATTTAGCAGCATAGTCTTTAACAATAATTTGAGCTGATAAATCTCTTATTGTTGGCTTGGCGTATTTAGTAACAGCAACTGCATTTATGCTGGTTTGCATGGGTTTATTTAGTTTTTGCTTCAGCTTATCGTTATTTGCTTTAGCTACCATTTCTGCTGTTTTGTTTATTCCTTCAGACATGCTTTTAAGAAAAACTTTGTTTTGCACAATGTTCATTTTCTTTTGCAAGTCTTTTAGATTTGTTTTTATTCTTATATCCATATTTTCCCTAATAATAAATTTGCCTTAAAACTAAATTTGCCTTAAAACTAAATTTGCCTTAATACTAAATTTGCCTTAATACTAAATTTGCCTTAATACTAAATTTGCCTTAATACTAAATTTGCCTTAATACTAAATTTGCCTTAATTACAAATTTGCCCAGTGGCTTTTATTGTCAAATTTTAAACCATTCTCTTCAGCAACTTTCAAAATAGTCGATTTGCTTTTACCCATAGATACAGATACCTCGTTTAGCGATTTGCCTTTGTCGATTTGCCTTTTAAGAGTTTCAATACTGATTTGCTTTTTTTGTCTTGTCATAGATTCTCATAATGCTCTATAAGTCTATTAAGATACCACGAAGCCTTCTGTAAGTCCTGTATGTTGGCATCTTTATATTTGTGCCTATGTACATATTTTATGATGCTACCTTCCAGATAGGAAGGGTAATTAGCCCCAAGTTGTTGTTTTATATAATCAATACATTCCACGCCATTATTGTTGTAATGCGGTGGATGGTTCACCATATCTTTGCTCATTTCATTCTCCTTGTTAATTCATTTCTACATTTCTGTTTAATCTTAGGTTTAGTTGATGGATTATCAATCATGTCCTTCAGTTCTTTAGTGCTGGTGCACTTAGCATAATAGTGAGTGGTGCTCACTCTGCCTGTTTGTCTGTCTCTAACCTTTTGTGATTTGCTTATCTTTATTGGCATCTTTTTTCCTTTTCTTTTTGTTAAATATCTTTTCCCAGTTGTCTTGGTACTGTGTTCCCTTCTCTGGTCTGCGTTTGCTACCTTTGCTCATCGTCATCCTCTGTCATGTAATAAAATGCTAATGCCCAGAGAATAATAAAGACTGGTATTATCCATATTGGGTTCATTTCTTTTCTATCCTCACAAATTTGCTGCCCTCAAACATTACTGCTAATTCAAGTCGCATATCCATTAGCTCTTTAGGAATACATCTAAGCAATTCTTGTATAGAAATGAAATTTGCCTTTCCTTCGCTTTTGTACATTTGCATTGCTCTTGGCACTTCATAATCTAAATCAGTAACATACCAAATTTGCCCATCCCAATCAAAACAGCGTATGTGAGGTTCAAGAGGTTTGTAGCCCAGAGTTTGCATTTCTTCTTCTAAAGCTGCATATGCTCGATACATCATATCAATCATTTTTGCTGTTTTTACATCATTTCTTTCTAATGCTGCTTCTCTAAAAATTTGCTCGGCTTTCATAAACTTAATTTTAAGATCAACGCTAATCAATCTATCTATTCTTTTTTGATCGCCCCAACTCATATGAAAGTCATTTTTAAACTTCTGGTACTCATCAAGAAGTTTTAAAGTTTCATTAGAATATTTAGGTTTTTCTTTAGTTTTCATAGTGTATAAGTCCTGACAATCAGTGGGGGAGTAGGGGTAGTACTACGTACTACTACCCTACCTACCCCATACTTCTTGTTTTTGGGGGAGTTTATTTTACAAACTACCACAACTAACTACCACACTACCCCATCATTGGAATAATGTTCTTAAATTCGTATTTTTGATAGCCATCAATATTATCCAAAGTGTAAATCATGTTCTTTTTAACCATTTGCTTAAATTGATACATAACTTGGTCTTTATCCATGTAAACAGATTCGCCTTTATCATTCTCTTTGAGAAAAACTCTTGATGGATAAAAGTCAGATTGTGTTAAAAATATCTCATGTTCTGGCACTCCTTTTTCAGCAGCCCTAACAGCAGTTTCAGCTTCAAAAGCCATCCAGATTTGCTTTAACAAAAAGGTCATCTTATCCTCGTCATCAAAATTAAACTCAATCTTTTCCAGATAAGCACTGCTAATCTTTTTATCATTAATTGTTACAGAATGATCAACCAGTTTAAAAGCCAGTCTAGTATTATGCAGTGAGTCCTTATTTAGTGTCTGCTCAAAAGTTAGATGCATCTCATCGTCTGGAGAGTTCTTATCTCTAACCACTTTAAACTCATTATCTAATGAAGCTGGTATTACACTTGATCCCCTAGCCCTATCAGCATTGCCATGACCTGTATGATGCACCA